CCTGACAGCTTCGACATCCGTGATTACGATTCTGAGCTTCGCTTCCTACAGCAGACACGCGCAAGCGGCGTCAAGTCTGTCACCTTGCTTCGCGAGATTGACAAGAAGATTGCTGACCTCGTACTCGACGACAACGTACTGGCACAGGCGCATGAAGAGATTGAGACTGCCACTACAGCGGTCGGTGACTTCGCGAAAGAGACGCAGATTTACAAGTACCACATTGACAGCGGCTTAGTGACACCTAACGAGGTTCGAGAGAAGATTGGCCTTGATGAGATTGCTGGCGGCGACCAGTTAGTCGAGCCAGTGCAAACGCTGACTGATGGACAGTGAGGAACTCACACGCGCACTAGAACGGGCGACCTCTGCACATGAGCGTCGCCTTTTACGTGCCATGGAGTCACTGCGCTTAAGGCTTACAGACGCGCTTGCTGGCCTTCCTTTACGTGATGGGCAACTGTTTGACCTAGATGCCGCACTCGCCCTCAGAGCGCAAATAGACGGCCTTGTACGCGAAGAATACTTGACGGTGATTGATGACATCATCCGCGAGTACCCTGATGCTGTAGCACTGACGCGAGAGTTCATGGAACAGTTTGCCGACTTCCGTGTACCGCAGTCAGTCATCGGACAGCTTCAACAGTTCAGCTTCACGGGTCACGAGGCATTGGCTGACGACTTTGCAGAGGCGCTCTATCAGCAGGTGTACAACAACACGCTATCGGGTACGCCATTCTCTGCAAGCCTGTCAGAGCTTAACAACCTGCTAGATGCTGACCTGCAACGCTACTCTAAGACTATGCTACATGATGCGCTGTTTGAGTTTAGTTCGTCGGTACAGCAAGCGGCGGCGGCAGAAGCAGGGATTACCAAGTTTCGCTATGAAGGTGATACGATTGAGACAACGCGTCCTTTCTGTCAGCGGCATGTTGGTAACGAGTACACGACTGAAGAGATTTATGAAATATGGGACGACAGCTGGGCAGGTAAGCGCTCTGGCGACCCGTTCCGTGTAAGAGGTGGTTACAACTGTCGGCACTGGTGGGTGCCTGTACCTGAATAGGAGATAGCTATGCCGTACCACAAGAAAGACAAGCGCAAGAAAAAGCGCAAGTCACGCTAATTTGATACAATTAACCCTACTCGAAAGAGGATTCGTAACATGAGCGATGAAATCATGGCAGACGCGGTAACTGAAGCCGCAGTGGAAACACCAGAAGTTCAGGACTTAAAGACGTTCACACAAGAAGAGTTAGACCGAATAGTGGCTGACCGTGTTGCTCGCACCAAGCGACAGTACGAGAAAAAGCTAGACGGTATCGACCTCGACGAAGCTAAGTCACTTCTACAGCGTCAGCAGGAAGCTGAAATTGAGAAGCAGAAAGAGCGCGGAGAGTTTGAGTCGATTCTAAAGCAGACCGTCGAAAAGAAAGACTTAGAAATTAGGACGTACAAGCAACGTCTCGAAAGCCAGTTAGTCGATGGAGCTTTGCTCACGGCGGCGAGTAGGAACAACGCAGTATCGGCAGAGCAAGTCGGTCAGTTGCTACGTGGTTCGGTTCGGCTGTCTGAAGACGGCACAGCAGAAGTTGTAGATGCGAACGGGACACCACGATACAACGACAGCGGCGACCCGTTAAGCGTTGATGAGCTTGTCGGTGATTTCTTGTCAACAAACCCGCACTTCGTTAAGGCGTCATCTGGTGGCGCTGGCTCGCAGACAGCGGTAGGTGGTTCCACGTCGAAACCTATGTCGGCGGTAGAAATGGAAGCTAACTGGGATAACGGTGGCAAAGAGGCATACCGTGCTATGCGGTTAGCAAGGAAATAAACCGCTAACTTAGGAGATTTTAATCATGGCGGCGACTACTAGTTCAACTTTAGACGACCTGTTTGCAAACATCATTATGGCCGCGCGTTTTGAGGCCGTTGAGCAAAGCCTTTTATTGGGCCTTGTTACTCGTTATGACATCGGCAATGTTGCTGGTACTACTATCCAAGTACCAAAGTATCCAGCGATTGCGGCGGCTGACCTGACTGAAGGCACTGATATGTCTTCTACTACTGTCAGCACGTCTGGCGTTACTGTATCTGTTGGAGAAGTTGGTGCGCAGGTATTGCTTACTGACATGGCGGCAATGGGCGCAGGCAACCCTGCACAGGAGCTTGGCACTGTACTGGGTAACGCAATTGCTACTAAGATTGACACAGACATCATCGCTTTGTTCGATGGATTCTCTGCCTCTCTTGGCGCGGCGGCTCAGGAAATTACTGTTGCAGACCTGTTCAAGGCGGCGGCAACTCTTCGCAATGCTAAGGTACGTGGCTCACTTGCGGCTGTTGTTCACCCTTATCACGCGTATCAGTTGTCAGCTAACCTGACTAACACCTTTGCGAACCCCAACGGTGGCGACCTACAAAACGAAGCAATGCGTAACGGCTTCGTAGGTTCTATCGCGGGAATCGACGTTTACCAGTCAGCAAACATCACTGTTGACGGCAACGGCGACGCGAAGGGCGCAGTATTTGCACCTGAGTCAATGTGCATTGCTATGAAGCGTGACTTCAACCTTGAGACAGAGCGTGACGCATCTAACCGTGCATTCGAGCTTAACGCTACTGCCGTTTACGGTGTTGGCGAGCTTGATGACAGCTACGGTGTTGAGATGTTCTTTGACGCTACTCTCTAAGATGTACGCGGCCCTTCGGGGCCGCTTTACTCTGAGGTTTATATGGCAGTCACTTATCGAGGCGAAAGGTTTGAGGACTACAACGTGGCAAAGCGAACGCCACGACATCCCAATAAGTCGCATGCGGTATTGGCTCGCTACAAAGGCGTTATCAAGCTAGTTAGGTTCGGCGCTAAAGGCGCGAAGACTTACCCACCTAAAGACGGGGAGTCGGCCCGCGACAAAGCAATGCGAGCGGCTTGGTACGCAAGACACGAAAGGAATCTACGCAACGCAACACCGTTAGACGCGGTCTATTGGTCTGCTAGGGTAAAATGGTGACGACATGGCATTTAGCACTGACGACGATTTAGAAGCGATTGTCCCTGACATTTTTGACCTCGGCATTCCAGCATTTACGGCTGAACATGCAAAGGCACAGGCAGACATTGAGCGTGAGATTCGCAATCGCTGGTGGCACCGCAAGGGCATACAGGGAGAGATGGTCGTAAGCTATCTGACGGAGTCGCAGTGGACACGAAGCGCGGCTTATCTTGTATTGTGGAAGTACGCATTGCCACAGCTTACCAACTGGGTCGATGACGACCGCTTCTTGCAGATGATCGACTTCTACAAGGCGCGCTATGGCGAGGAGCTAGACGCAGTATTCCAAGATGGTGTTGAGTACGACGCTGACAACGATGGCACTGTTACCGACAAAGAAAAAGAGCCTGTTGCGCTTAACCGCCTCGACCGATGATAAAAGTACGCATAAATGAAGGCGAACTGAAAAGTATCGCTAAATCATTCAAAAAGCTGATAACTCGCAATCACAAAAAAGCGATGCTCAAGGCGGCGGCTACTGGTTTGAATAGAATACAGAAGCGCACAAGCATGAGCTTAGACATAAACGAGCAACCTTTTCGCCCGCTAAGCGAAGGCTATCAAGCCTATAGATTCAAACGCAGAAACCAAATGGGTAAAAAATCTACGCTTATTTTTTCGGGACGTATGCGCAAGTCAATGCAGTTTAGTACTAGAGGCCAAGACGGAATAATATACTTTGACAGTAGGCGTGAAGCAGAAAAAGCCGCAATGAACAGTAAGATTCGTCCGTTTTTTGGCTTGAATCGTGGTGATGAGCGCGCTGTTAGGCAGGCGTATTTTGAGGGGCTTAGGTTATGAGCGTAAGAGAAAATGTGGCGGCTAACTTAGTCACGGCGCTAAAAGCTATATCGACACCTAACGTGAAAAAGGTTACGCGTGAGCCGTTTGACTTTGACAAGCTATCTAACGCACAGTTTCCAGCCATATTAGTACGCACAGCAAACGAGACACGAGAAGATGCGAGTATCGGCGGCAGTATGTCTAGTAGACAAGCCACGATCGACTATGAGCTTGTTTGCTTTGTAAAACACAAGAACATCGATACAGCTCGAAATCAATTGATCGAGGCTATCGACGAAAAACTTGACGATGATAGAACGCGAGGCGGTTACGCCATAGATACGCAGGTTATTAGCGTTGAGGTGGATGATGGTACAATAGACCCCATTGGCGGCGTTATCGTTACCGTTCAGATTCTTTATTCATACACACGCGGCGACGCGTAAAGGAGAAAATTCATGGCTACACATAAAGGCTCAAGCGGTTCAGTGAAGGTTGCCGCTAGTGGTGGAACAGAGGCAGTTGTTGGCGAGGTTCGCTCGTACTCTATTGATGAGACGGCTGACACTATTGAGGACACTGTAATGGGTGACTCAGTTAAGTCATACCTGTCTAGCCTCAAAGACGCGACTCTTACTATCGACGCGCTTTGGGATGACGCAGACGCACAGCACTTGGTGCTTGATTCTGGCGCGGCCATCGACTGGGAAATTCACCCTACAGGCACAGGTACTGGCGAGAAGTATTACGGCGGTGCTGGCATTGTGACTGCAAAGACTATCTCTGCATCGTATGACGGTCTGGTAGAGGCGTCATTCTCTGTGCAGGTATCAGGTGCAATCACAGAAGCGACTAACTAATGGGACTCGCTAAAGAGTTACGTGCGCGACGTAAGCAGTCTCGCCGTAAAATCGACGTGGTAGAGTGGGCAGACGATGAGGGGCCATTTAGCCTGTATTGTCGTCCGCTCACTTGCTACGACCTCAACGAGCTACAGAAGCGTCATCCACAGGTAATGCAGAACCCTAGCATTGCGGCAATGGTTGACCTGATTGTTATGAAGGCAGAAAGCAAGGATGGCGATAAGCTGTTCACCTCTGCTGAAGACAAGCTGGATTTGATGGGGGAAGAGACAACCGTTGTCTCAGGTATTGCCAATGAGATGTTCGGCACTATCGAGTCGATTGAGGATGTCGAAAAAAACTGAAGAGCGGTCAGTCTAGGTTAAATCTCATTGCACTAGCTGACCGCCTACATAAGACTATCGAAGAAGTAGAGCAGATATCGGTTACTGAGTTTCATGAGTGGCTCGCTTACTTCAAAATCATGAGCGAGTCTAAAGATGGCAACTGAGTCCGTTAGCATTGTAATCAAAGCGTTTGACCAAACGCAGAAAGCCCTGCGCGGAATTAAAGCCGCCTTTGGCAAACTCTCCAAAGTATTCTTCAACTTCAAGACTGCGCTAGTCGGCGCTGTAGGTGCTGGCGGTTTAGGTCTGCTTATCAGTCAGTCTTTAAAGTCTACTGACGCACTAGCCAAAACAGCATCGAAAATAGGCACGACGACCGAAGCCTTAAGCGCCTTGCAATACGCGGGGCAATTGACTGGCGTACAAGTTGATACGATGAATATGGCGCTACAGCGGTTCACTCGTAGAGCGTCGGAGGCGGCTGTCGGTACTGGTGAAGCTAAGGGCGCCATTCGTGAACTAGGCATTGACGCAAGACAACTCGTAAGGTTGCCACTTGATGAGCGCATGCTGGTACTTGCTGACGCTTTCGCTGACGTTGAGAATGAATCTGACCGACTACGTTTAGCCTTTAAGCTGTTTGACTCTGAGGGTGCCGCGCTTGTCAATACGCTTGGCATGGGGCGTGACGGCCTTTCAGATTTATTAGGTGAAGCGCGAAGTCTTGGTGTGGTTATGTCATCAAGCGCGGCAAAGGGCGTTGAGGATGCAAACGACGCATTATTCAGATTGCAGTCGTTATTCGGTGGCGTAGTTAAGCAAACGGTATCGGCACTAGCGCCAGCATTGTCAGCGTTTTCGACTTGATGACTCAAAAAGTTAAAACAGGCATTGTTGATGCTAATGGAAGCGTCAAAGAATTCGGAGAAGAGTTAGCTGGTAGATTTTTAGATTCTTTAAAAGAGGGAATACGCGGACTAGAAAGCGTCTTAAATGCATTCGTAGGCATTGCAAATTTTGTCATGGATTTCCGCAGACAAATCAACGACGCATTTTCCAGTATTGAGACGCGAAGCCTGCAAGGGCTAGAGGAAGATTTAGCGCGAGTTAATGAACAGCTTGCAGGTTATGCAGAGGAGGCAAGCGGTTTAGGAGGCACCAATGAGGCGCTGATAAAACATCAAGAGCAATTGCGCGATAAGCTAGAGCAACAAATTGCAACGATAAAGGCGCTAGGCGATGAATCTGAAAGAACTTTTGGTGGATTCACGAAATTCGATTTTCAGTCGTTAATTGACCTGATCACACAGGTTGGCGCGACTATTGGGCAAACCACAGATGACGTCAATGACTTAGGCGACGGTCTTAATGAA